TCTTCGTCTAATACTTGAAACAAAAAATTTCTATCCAATAATAAATCTGACTGGGGAAATGCATATGTAACTTTAGAGCCTGTCGTAGATGTTACATTTGAACTCTGTAACACATGATCTGCCAAATCTTCAACGTAAATTGTATAGTCACTATTTGCATCTGGAACATCCCAGGTAGTTACTTTAGGGTATGTAGGAACTCTTAATATATCCATGTTATAGACCGTACTCCTTTGCTACCTCTTCTGGACTTGCAATTCTAATCCCTGGCCTTGTAAGCCATTTTTCAGCATTAATTCTTTCTACTATGTTGTAGCCTTTTAATATTTTTCCAAAACCTGAAGAGTATATGTTTTTGTTAGAATATATGGCTACGTTGTCTTTTACGGGCTTTTCTTTTTTTTCTTTGATTTCTGAGAATGACTCTGAAGATGCAACAACAGTACCAAATACATTATCAGCAATTGGTCCAAGGGATTGTATATTTTTTTGTTTAACATCAGACATAGTATCCTCCTTCTTGTATTATATCATTATAAATAGAAAAGGGGGACAAGAGAATTAACTCTCATCCCCCAAAAACTGTTTACAGATTAAGAATCTGAAGCAGCGTCAGCGAACGCAATTGCATCCTGCTCTTCCCATTGAATACCAAAGCGAACAAATACTGTATATTCTACAGTGTCTTTCTTTGCCTTGTACTCACGGTTAACAGTGATATCACGTTGGAAACCCCATACACGGTTTGCTGGGAATGTAAGATCTACATAGCCTGCAGGGTAGTAAGGAACTTCTTGAACCGCAACACCAAGAACACGAGTTGTACGTGCTCCACCGAATGTTTGGCCCATTCCATCTAGGTAGTCTTGACGATTTGCTTGAGTGCTTCCTGGTACTTGACCAGCAAAAGCCTCTGCAACAGCATCTGCAAGAGTACCATTATTCTTAACAATACCTTGGAAAGCATCTGTACCAGCATAGAACTTTAGGTTCTGCTTGATAGCACGATACTTACGTGGCATTGCTAGGATGATATCTTGCATAACGCCTGTTGTCCAAGCATTATCTACTACGGTCACTTCTGACTCGTGAGCATCTCCATCTGTCTTGACCTTATTAACGAAACCATCCATAATTGAAAGGAATGATCCTGTTGATCCGTCACCATTAATGGCTAGATCTTCAATGTCATTACCAAATGCGTTTGTCATAAGACGAACGATGTGGTCTTCTAGTTGTGCACCTTCGATGTTATCTTCTAGTGCTTCTGCTGCAACTTCCCAATCTAGACGAATCTTCTTGGTTGTAAGTTCTACCTTACTGAATGTTGCTCCTGCGTTAGTGTAGTCACCAACTGCTTGTGAAGCAGCACGGATTACACGCTCACCAACGTTAACTTTTTCAAGTTCCATGGTGTTAGCCTTCATTGTTACACGACGACCATCTTGAGCAAGTACTGTTGCGTCCCAAACATAGTCAATAAAACGACGTGCTTGTTCTGGACGAAGAATACCGCTTCCGACATCACCTGAAGGGTTTACTGCGTTTGCGCCTGTTGTTACGCCTGCTAGTGCGACTGGAATATTTCCAAGTTCTCCACCATCACCGTAATTTCCCGGTACGTTTGCTGCTGCGTCTGAACCTGATGCGAATGCACCCTGACCTTGGTAAAGGCCTGGAGTTGTTCCGCCCAGTTGTCCGCTTGTACCTGGCTGGTTTTTCTTAATTTCTTCCGACATTATTACACCTCCTAAGTGATTTATCTAAATAGATCGGCTGTTTTGAGGAAACGTCCGCCCCATAGGGATTTCTCAACCATTTCTGGTTGTTCCTGAACAATCTCACCGAGATCGCCAGATTTTCGGAATGCTGTATCTGCTTCAACGGCATCTACACGCTTTCCAAATTCATTAAACTCATCTCTTGTTGCAGAAACATCTTGTGCTACTGCTCCAATTGATTTTGTAATTGCATTAACCTGCTCTTGCAGAGACTTAACGGTTGCAACTAGATCGCCAAAGGCTGATGTGAGAGTATTGTTGATTTCTGTAACTGCTTCTGCAATTACTACATCAGACTTAGATACTTCTTCAGTCTTAACTTCAGAAACTACCTCTTCAGACTTAGTAACTTCTGAAACTGTTGGCTCTTCTGCCTTAGTTACTTCTGCTACCACAGCCTGCTCGGTTGTTAAAATTGTTTCTGCTACAACATCTTCTGATTTTGTAACTTCAGCAACTTCAACTACGGCATCTTCTTGTGGAGCGACCTGAACATCTTCAACAGTAGCAATAGATTTCTCAACAATTTCTGTTGCTTCTTTTTTTGTTGTTTTTGCCATAGGATTTTCCTCCTTGTCTATCTTAGAAATACTTGTGCCATTAGCACTTTCAACTAAGAACTTGATCATGCTTGTTTTCTCGTTGTCTGTTTTTTCAACGAAACCTATGTTTTGCATTTGAATACCAGAGGTAGGGCTTAATTCTGATTCATTTTCTGAAACCATAACAATTCCAGATTCTTTATCCCAAAAAACATTTTCAATTGGTGTATCCATACCTTTTACAATATCTACACCATCTACTTTTTCTACAGAAACAATATTTGCAAATTGGTTTGCTGGACTATCAACTAGTGACAATTCTACTAAATCATAATCTTTAATAACTCTAATTTGTTTTTGTACTTGATCGTCATATGCTTCGTCCCATTTATTCATTTTTCCACCTATTGAAAATCCTGTGTATGTTCCATCTAAAACTTTTTCCCATGCATTTTGTGCACCCTTTGAAATATATGCAGAAACTAAAACTCCGTTGTACATTTTTTCTGATTTTGTATCATAATATTTATCTTCTTTAAACGAAACCATTTTTCCAACAGCAGATGGCTGATGCATTTCACGAATGTTTCCACGAAATTTTTTAAATGCTTTTAAACTTGCTTCTGTTGTAACAATGTCATCTTGTTTGTCAACGTTATCTAATGTGGCAAAGCCTGAAACTGTGCGTCTTTCTTTATCTACCTTACTAAAAGGCATTGAAAGTCGAAGTTGCTCGCCCTCAGTGTTCCATTGGGCCTTAGTTATAATCATCTTACTGTATAGTATAAGGCACTTTTTTTACAATATCTCAATTATTGAGACGCTCTGCCAGAACCCTTTGGATTTCTACCAGAAACTGTTGCTGCCCCGTCAGATTGAGTATTTGTTCTTTCAGAATCTCTTTGTCGATTTGCAGTGTCATTTGCTGCGTCTTGTGGTTTTAATTGAAATGGTTCATCTCCATGTGGCGCTTGAGGGAGTCCAAGTTGCTGTCTTGCTTCGTTTGGAAGCATAACTTGAGTCTTTACGTATCTTTCAAGAATTTGAGATTGAGCAATTTCATCTGTAAGTGTTAGTTCGTTAAATTTAAATTCTAAAATATCAGTTTTTTCACGAATAACTTTATTAATCATTTTTTCTATTTGGCGCTGTGCTGGTCTTGCAACTTGCTCTTTAAATGTACGATCTTGGGATAGGGCTGCTGCAATTGCAGAAGAATCAGATCCCCCTAATTTTGATAATGGAACTTGATGAGCAATCAAAATATCATCACGATTTTGTTTTCTGTATTCTTTAAAAGAACCATCTTGAATACCATTTTCAATTGGCTCCATTTTAAACTCAACCTTATTGTTATCGCTATCTCCGGGAAGAGGAATATAAAGAGTTCTATGAGATTGTCCTTTTAAATTTGTCTGCAAAAATCTAAACATCTTATCTTCAGCATCTGAAGAAAGTTTTGCTCCTTTTAATGTAACAACATATCTTGGAACAGCCTTGTTAGAAAAATAATCTATATTGTATTGAGATGCCAACTGATCTCCATGTAATGAAGAAATGGCAGAAATAATATCTGGCACTCCATAAAATGTGTTTAATGGAGAGTATTGTTTTAAATGAATAATTTCATTTGGACGATTGTCTAGTGTGACTGGATTAGGATTTTTAGCCCCAAAATTTCTAAAATAAACTACCTTGTTTGCAATAATTTGAACAAAACCATCACGCATGCGACGCACACGCATTGTTGTTGCAGGAATATGTCCAACATACCCAATTTCTCCTCTTGTAGTTCTTCCAATTTCTAGGTAACCATTTCCTGTTGCTTGCACGTCTGTATAAACTTTTTCCATAGTTGTTGTAAATGAATCATCTGTATTTAAACTTTCTAGCCAGTCTGTAAGTTCAATTTTTGATCTTTCAATTCTTTTACGAGCACGGTCGGTTGATGCAGTATCCATAGATGCTTCTAGTTTTAACATTGTTCTGGGAGAAATTTCAAATTTGTAACCAAGTCCAACAATATTCTCTACTTTTGCATCGATTGCTGCATGGTTAGCAAAAGATGTATCGTAATAATTTGCCAATTCATAAACGTTCCATGGTGGGGTAATAACATCAAATAAACCATAAGCATTTCTATACAAAACTCCTGGATTAATTTCTTTAGATTTTGCGTCATCACGTCCTGAACTAATTGCAAGAGCACTATTCATGTATGCTGGACTTGCTTCTACTTTGGACATTCTTGCAGCACGTCTTTTAAAATTATTATCTAAACCAGTTAAATTTTTTAATTCATCCCAAGTTTTATTAAAAGGATCGCTTTTTTTAAATTGATCATTTATATCAACTAACTCATCAATGCTTGCACCAATATTGTATTGCGTTTCTTCACTCATTAGTCGTCTGATCCCCATTTCTTTACTGTTTGCTGCGCTGCGTGCACTGCTCCTAAATCGTTCATATTTGGTATTAGCCCTTGAGACATTCTGTCTTTTTGTTCTGAATATTCTTCTTCTGAAATTCTATTTAAACCTGGAACAAAAATGCACTCACCGTCTCCTGGGTCTCCATAGTGTTTTGCGGCATTTTTTAATTCTGATATTTTTGATATGTCCCCTTTCATAGCGGGAATATTTAAAACAGATCCAGTTCCATCGGTAAACCATTTTCCATTTGATTTCTTATAAACATAAAGGCCCCAATCATAGTATTTATCAATTACTTTTATACGAGACTCTCCAACTTGGCCCTTCATTTTAGGCAAGGCTTTACTCTTTTTAGGCTTATTATTTAAATTCATAACCATCAGTATACCATATTAGACTGGTGTTACGGTTTGTGTTTGCCAAGACATTTCAGAATATATTTTAACAGAATCTGCAATAAAATTCAAACTTTCAGAAGTATTGCTATCGATGACAAATTTATTTCTGCCAATATATGCTTCATATACGCTTGCTGGGTTTACTCCATATAATTCTGAAGAGGACAAAACCAACACCCCGTCCCAATTATAAGATGTATACCAATATGTCCAATATAAGTCTGAGGACCCACTATTTTTTACTCTAAGCCACGGCCTGTAGACTTTGCTCTGAATCTCTTGCAAAGCAGTAGATTGATAACTGGCAATGTTATTAAATACAAAGGGCCCATTTAAATTTATATGCCCCAAAAAGTTATCCATATTAATGCTACTTGCAAAAGAAACACCAATAACAGACCACTCTTTTGCTTCTAAAATTGGATCTTTTACTAAGTTTCCATTAATATAAAATGCAAGCCCATTTACTTGTTGCCCAGTTGCCTTATTGACTGCAAACAATTTTCCTCTATTTCCCCTTTGACTGGAGGCAGAAACAAAAAATTGAATTATGTCATTTTTATGTTCTAACTCAAAAACTTGCGTTGCACCATAAGGAAACTTATCAAAATCATATCTTAGCCACATTTGTAAGGCAGTTACTCGATAATTATTTGAAAGGCTGCTATTTATTGGAATTCCAATACCTCTATTTACGTATGGGTGAAACGATCCTCTTACCTCTATTCCACTTTTTCTTGTTGAGTATAAGTACGGAACACTTTCTTTAAAAATACTAATTGGGTTTTTTGCTTTATAGTCATAATAAATTCCAGATTTTTTGTATGGGTATATTGGAGTTCCAAACCTTGTTCCAATTTTAGTTGCACTGTTATGGTCAAATGCTTGTGATGCAATTTCTAATTTTTTTAAACCTAGATTTTTGTTTTGAGTTCCTTTTAAATTAAAAACTAAATGAACAACAACCGCTAATAAATTAAAATCTACACCTGTTGGCGGATAAATAATTGTGTTATCTGCAACCTCAAAAACTGTATTTTGCCAATTTGAATAATTAGATATATCTAATATTTTATCATTTCTTAATGCTTGGACAATAGAAAACTCATTTAAGTTCTTATTAGCCCCTGCCGTAATATATTGAATACTTATATAACTTTTGACTGCAGAGTTGTCTGTATTATAAAAATATGATTTAATAGACTGTTGCTCAATGTCCTCATAGTTTTCCCAGCCAGAAAAAAGAGCATTATCTAATTGGTTGTAAGATTGTTGAACAGTATGATCATATCTGAGTTCTAAATCATTATAATCCCATGGCGCTTGTTGCTCTGTAGAATAAATAACTGTAGGGGATGGATAATCAATATTGAACTGTAACAAATCAAGATCGTAATGGTTTTTTCCTTCTAGGTCATCAATATAAGAACCAAAATATGATAAAGGTATGTAGTCTTCCCAATACCCAGCAGATGCTGTGTCTAAATAAAATTTGTTGTATCTTAATTCAGGAATTAAAGTATACGTAGATGTGTGGGCCATAAAACTATTTCCGGCTTCTACATCTGCTAAGCCGTTTATTTCAAATAGGCTAGAAACCAAACTTGAGTTATAATTGCTAAAAATATGAAATTTATAAAATTTGCCTTTAAAATTTTCAAGACCACTATGATTTGCCCCCAAATAAACTCTTAACCTATTTTTACTTCCAAAAAATGTTGATAGGTTAGAGCCAAAATATTCAATCATTTTTGCTAACTTAAAACCTATTGGTAAATATGCATTTGGCAATACCGAAGCACTTTCATTTAGCACTATAACGTTATTGTTATATGAAAAATAATATTTTATTACGTCATCTTCGAGTGTTGCTTTAAAATAATTTCCATTGTCAATATTGTAGATTTCAAAAATTGTTTGTATATCTTCCGATGCCTCTTCAAACTTTATGACTCCGACAAGGCCATGAATGTCTTCTTTTATGATAGAAAAATTATCAAAATATGCATATGTTTTTTTATTATTCCAGTCTTCATTTGGCCTAAATGTAAAATAATTAACGGACTCGTTTTGAACTAAAGAGTTGTCATTTAAAAATTTTTCATTTGTATAATCATCTAAAAACATTGTTGGCAGATTGTATTTTGCAAGAGACATAGTTTTTGCTGTAATAGAAAGATTGTCGGTTGTTGCCTGTGACCACTTTCCTATATCTGGATATGTATAGTTTGCCGCATATTCTGCAAACGGATAATCAATATATGCTGACGTTGCTCCATATGCCGAATTGATACTTTCGGGAGAGGTTACTGCTTGACCATAAACCCATCTTTTTTTTGCCACAAGGTCTGCAACTAGGTACGAATAAATAGCAATACAATCTATCTCATAGGGATAAACATTTTCATAAGAATAAAAGCCTAGCCAGTCTAATTCTTTGTTAGACTCATTAAACTCTAATGGCAAATCTATATTTGACATATCAATATTTAAAGCAATAACTTGTTCTCCATTTATTAATAATGAAGCATTATTTGAAGAAAGTTTTATTTGAACAAGCATTGGCCTGTACCATTCTCCAACATAGTGAGATGCAAAATGTTTTCCAATGACAAGAGTTATAAAGCCATCTTCTACATATAAGCCATCTGTTGACCCAATTGGTCCA